GTTTCGGACAAAAAGCTGATGTTGCCATACAGAAAGGCACAGACCGGACGGCACTGGCTATCGAGACCCTTGCCAAACAGCGTTTAAAAGGCATGAGATGGATAACCGGTCGTCTGGCATCATCTATTCACTCCGAAGCAAATAAACCTACTCAGCCGGGAATGACCCGGTCGGGAGGAACATTTAACTACCGGAGCGGCGGCGAAGCATATGACGGGTCGCTGAGGGTAAGTCTGAAAAACCTTGAAAGTGCTGTCGGTACAAATGTTGAATATGCTCCATACATTGAGTTCGGCACGAAAGCGCACGAGATAAAACCACGGCGGGCAAAGGCCCTGCACTTTAAAAATGCCGCCGGGGAAGATGTATTTGCCAAACGGGTCTTTCATCCCGGCATCAGGCCTTATTCCTACCTGGGGTATGCTGCGCTGAGTGAAGAAAAGAACTTAAAAAAACGAATAGCAGAAGAACTGAATAAGCTCATTAAAAGTGGTTGAAAGCACAGATATAAGCTACGGACTCATTGACGGTATTTACAATGCCTTAAAAGGCCAGGTCAAATATAACGGGAAAACTATACCTGTTTATAAAACTGTACCCAAACGGCCGGAACCGCTTTATATCGAGATAGGCGAAGTGATGGGAAGTGAAGACGGGACAAAAGATGATTTTGTATTTTTCGGAACAATACAGGTGATTGTTGTGGATGAGTCCCGGCATTGTGCTGACCGGCGACACTCACAGCGCATACTGGGTGAGATGCGAAAGATATTGAAACCAGATAAAGGATCTGTATTTTCTGTGGCAGGCGCTGAGCTTGTTGTTTTTTCGCATGAAACAATGTTATCAATAGCCGAGCTGTCGGATGAATCAATTGTAAGGTCAAGGATAATAGATATTTATAATTACGTAATTAATTAAAAGATGGCGAAATTAAATGGAACATTAAACGCAATCCTGTCAGGCACAAATAAGCTGATGCATATAAGCAATGCGACACTGGATGTTAACGTCAACCTCCCGGAAGCATCAACGAAAGAATCTGAAGGATGGGAGGAGCATATTCACGGGATAAGGGACTGGTCAATCTCTTTCGATGGGAAATATGATGAGACAAAAGGGGCAAACCAGCTTAATCCTGTAGATATTCTGGATGCAATCATTGCAAGGTCGGCAGATACAGTGATTAAATTCACTCTTGATGGCACTACTGGAAACAAAGGATGGACTGGTAACGGGACGTATCAAAATATATCTTTTGGTGCAGATATGGAAGTGCCTGTCACGTTTTCCGGGACGATAAAAGGCAACGGACCTCTTGCAAAAATAACATGACATGAAAGTTTCAGGAACAAGAGTATTACTGTTTTCTGATGGTGAGCTTATTGCTTATCAACGGGGGCTTACTATTGATGCCAGCGTTAACCTTCCTGATGCTACTGATAAAGAATCCGGGGGATGGGAGGAACATATCCATGGTATGCGTAATGCTACCGTGTCGTTTGATGCCCTGTATTCGACCGAAGGACTATCAGCTGATGCACTTATTGAACTGATAAGGTCAAGGCCCGATCTTATGATGTGCATTAATGGACTAAGTGCAACAAACCACAGGCCGATCATCGGACTAGTTAACCTGGATTCCGTTTCGCTAAACGCACCGATAGAAGAGGCTATGGCAGTATCGGGAAGCATGAAAGTTAACGGGGAACTGTTCAGGATATCTGCGGCGCCGGCTATTAATAATTTAAGAGTTTATACGAATTATAATACGTTTGTTACTGATCTCACCGTGACGGGGTTAACGGCAGATGTCGCCAGCCCGTCAGGAGTAAAAAGGGCTGACAGTAATTTTTTATCTGTAACAACAGGAGGCGAAGTCATGTTTTTGTGTTCGTTAAAATTGAACTCCGGGCAGTTGCCAACAGTGGAGATAGCCGAGTATCAAGAAGGGGATGCCATTTCAAATGTTGTCACCCTTCAACCCGGCGGTAATGCAGCAAGGCTGAAAGCTACCAGTACGCAAGCAGCGGCAGTAATAACTATTCGTAACACGGCAGCCACAAATTTTGAACTCAGATCGGTATGGGGATTGAAAAAATAAAACTACCGTTCAAAAAGTCTTTCGGGTACACAGAGAAAGAAGTTCCCATACTTATCAATATGGGTACGCTGGAAAACGTATGCGTGATGCTGGAAGTGGAGTTCGGCGATTTGTCCGACAGCCTGAAAGAAAAAGGAACTGATTTCTTTGTTGCCATTATGTACCAGGGCTACCTGTCGGCATGTAAGGAAGTTTACCAGAAGCCAAAATACACTTTTCATCACGCTGTTATCTGGCAGGAACATATCAGTCAGGGAAGCATGAAAGAACTCCTGAGAATGGTTGAGGCGTTCATCGGGAAATATAAGATAACGGATAGTAAAAAAAAAGTAAAATAAAATCATCATGGTATGATTTACGTTCTTTCGCACTTGGGGAATTGGGATGGACAGAAGAAAGATTCAGGAGGTCATCATTGTTTGAATATAATCTTGCTGTAGCAGGGTACTGGCGTAACTGGGAAAGAAACACGGCATGGCTGATGAGAAACATTATTTTTTACATGGTTGCCGGGAATCCGTATATTGATAAACACAACAAACCGGTATCACCGCAAAAGATTTTAAAACTAAGCGATGATAAGGAAACAGAAGAAAAGACATTAACTCCAGAGGAACTGGAAGCAACAAGGCAGGAATTACTTAATTTAATGAAATGAGCTGGTTAAGGAATTTAGTGGTAAAAATAACGGGGGATAAGTCAGGACTTGATAAAGGACTGAAAGAGGCTACCTCATCGCTTGACCGGTTTAAAAGTACGGTAAAAAAGATAGGGGTTGCCATTGGTGTGGCGTTTTCTGTGAAGGCTATTGCCGAGTTCGGGAAAAACATTGTTAACATAGCAGCCGAAGCGGAAGGTGTAGCAACGGCATTTGAAAGGCTTAATTCTCCGGGTCTGTTGGATGACCTGAGGAAAGCCACGAAAGGCACGGTCAGTGATCTGGAATTGATGAAAAAAGCCGTACTGGCTCATAACTTCCGAATCCCGCTATCGGAACTTGCTACATATTTTGAGTTTGCCCGTAAAAGGGCTATGCAAACAGGGGAATCAGTTGATTATCTGGTTAATAGTATTGTAACAGGGATAGGGCGTAAATCTATTGTGATTCTTGACAATTTGGGGATTTCTATTTCTGAGTTGCAGGAGGAGGTGAAGAAAACCGGTGATTTTGCCGTAGGCGCCGGGAATGTCATAAAAAGGGGATTGGAGGAGATGGGAGATGTAGCTGATACCACGGCTACAAAAATACAATCAATAAAAGGGGCATTTGAAAATCTTAAACTCTCCCTTGGTAAGTCACTTACTTCAACTCCGGCGTTTCAGTCACTTATTCAATGGGTTAGCGATATAGCCGAGATGTTGAATGATCCCCGGTTGACGTTCGGGCAGAAAATGATTGCCAGTCCAAACGAATACAAGAAATGGCAGGATGAGCAGTTCATGCTTCGGCAAAGATACAGGGGAACATTTTCCGTGTATTCGGATGAGCAGGTTGAAACACTTGCAAAACTTTATAAAAACGCTACCGGGGCATCAAAGGAATATTACGAGCAGTTAAAACTGGAAGTGCAGGAAAGGACAGAAAATGCTGCACGGATAAAAGCTGAAGCTGATGCGTTAAGGCAATTAGCCGAGGAAAAGGCTAAACTGTTACAAGAGCAATGGAGTGAGGCCAGGGGGAAGAACCTGGGGAAAGGACTTTCACCCGTTACCGGCCCGGGTATGCCGGGAGGGATATCCGGACTGATGAACCTGGAAGGCATACAGCAGGGGGAGATATACATAAATAAAATGACCGAGGCTCTGGACTGGCAGTATAAAGCAGTCAATGACCTCACGAATGCGTTTGAAGATATGTTTTCCAACGTATCCGAGGGGTTTGATGCAATGGTGGACTCATTAATAAGGAGTCTGGGACGGTGGATAGCTGAACTTATGGCCCGTGCTGCGGTGCTTGCACTACTTAATATGATAGCTCCCGGGTCATCAATGGCTGTCATGGCTCATCAGTCGCTTGGACAAATGGTTCCGCTTGGAGGAGGCGGGATCTTTTCAAATAACAGGTTAGAGTTTAAAATACACGGAAGGGATTTAATAACGGCGATAGGAAGAAATGAATAACTGGATAGAAAAATATCTGGCAGAGTTTCGGGATAACAATGGTCTCCTTTGGATAATAAAAATATCTGAAAAGGATTACGTTGGTGATATCATCCCGCTCCTTTGCACGGGCCATCCTTTGACGTTTGAATTTACCAGTAATTCTGACAGCATCTATGCCCGTATTATTGAGACACAGGTAAGGATCCGGGTCTGGAGTTCGGAGAATTTCTCGCTTGCGGATCTTTATTCTGCCGACAGCATGCATTTTAAAGTTGATGTGTTTTATCATTATGATCAAGGGATAAGTCAGCCACTTCCTATTCCTCGGTTTTCCGGGTACGTGGATTGCGGGCTATATGAGGAGCCTTATGAAGATGTACCATACGAGGTAACGATAACAGCATGTTGCGGACTGAAATACCTTCAGGAACTTCCGTATGTCGACAGTTCAGGATTACCTTACGATGGGAGGCAGAAGGAGAGTGATATCATTTTTCAGATTATTGAAAAAATAGGGAGGAGCCGTTTTGGAGAACTTATTAATATTTATGAGGAGTCAATGGATGATGGGGAAGGGGATTCCCCGATTGAGCAGGTAAGTATTGACAATGATGTTTTCCGGGGCATGACGTGTTATGATATTCTGGATATGATAATGATAAAATGGGGAGCTACGATAAGACAACTAACCGATACATATTACATATACAGGGCTGTGGAGATGGCAAAGGGCGGAACGGTTTATAGCAGGCTTTTCCCCGCTCCAGGTCAGGCTCTTGCTTCCGGTGGCTGGGAACCGCTTAGGAATATCAGCAGGAGAAGTAAATTATCACATATGCGGCAGGTTCCGGGAGGTGTGCAGATGATTGTCGCTCCTGCCCGGCGTATTGCTTTAAAACATGATTACGGGTATAAAGACAGCTGGATTGATAATTGGGATTTTCGGGAAGCATCGTACGATTATGCAAATAGTGTGTGGCAGTTTTGGTCGAAAGGTGCAGGTTGGGCTAAGTTTACTGTTCCCGGCGAAGCCGAAGGAGCAGTTTTTCAAAACCATTCTCTTCCGCCGGGAGGGTCAACTATCTGGTTGTCGCAGACATTTGCTCGGCACGCTATTAGTTCAAACGATATTATTGTTTTCTCTTTTGACTATATTGTTATTAATTACTCTGGTAGTGAGCAAAACGGACTGAAAGCATATATAAAAATACAGTCTGATGACGGGCAATATCTTAGACAAAGTAGTTCGGATGAAAACGAATACGAATGGCATAACAGTAACGCATTTATAGAGATTGACGTAAATGCAGGGAATGGAAAAAATCCTAAACAGACATTTTCGAGATACATGCCTGATTGCCCGGAAGGGAATTATACAATAACGTTGTGGGGACTTATTACTCCCCAGCCTGTTTACATACTTTATAAAAATCTCAAATTTTACGCTACAAGCGATAAGATTGAATATGCAAGGGTAAAAAAGATATTCCGTCCCGTGGCAGGGAATGACTTACCGATACAGAAATGGATTAACAAGCTGATAAAAAAAACAAAATGGATTGATGAGAAGTCTTATCAGGATTTCCCGGAGGTGGTAGAGCATGAATGGGTGGCAACAAATAATATCTATGGTGTAGAAATAGAGCAGGAGTGCCTCCTGGGTGATGTGACAAAATCCGGAGCGGGGGGTGTTGATATTGATAATGTGTTGGAGCAGTTTGCGGGGGCGTTATCTGTTGGCAAGGGAAAACTGTCTGATGCTGCAAGTAATTTTGTCAGCACTCATGCTGCGGCTTACCTGCCTATTGTGGTGACAAGTGAGGATAATAAGATAATATTTACCGCAGGGACGGCAGGGGTTGATTTTGTTGGATACACGTCAATAAACAAAATATTAGGTAGCCTCGCGGCTATTGTGCATACGATACCTAATCATGTGCTGCAGCCACAGATTGATCGGATACTAATATATCTAATAGAGGGGACTGTTAGCGGTCGGGCAGATGTCGGCACGGAAGGTGGGGTTAAGGAAATGGTCTTTGATACGGATATTGAAACAACTGTTGATAATTTTATTTCTGATAACGCTTCTGCTTTTGCATCTATTAACGGGATTACCCTGTCAAAACAGGTTGATGGAAGTGATGTTTATCTGGTGCTGACAGAGATAACAGCAGGCATGGGCTTTACTGCCGAGATAACCCGGACAAGTGGAGGGTTGGAAGGAACAGTGCAACATGAATGGCAACAATACACTACAGCTCAAAAACGTGTTGATACAATCTTTCTAACCGGGTTGGAAGGGGAGATAAAAATTACTGTTAACACTGTTGAAAGAAGTGTTATAGCGGAAAAAGTTGATTATAGTTTTACTGAAAAATGGAATACAAGGGGCGGGGTGGAAAGTAAAGAGTTGCTGTCTATTCTTGCCGATGAGATGGCTGATCAGTATTCCCGGCCCCGGCAGCTTATCCAGATGGCTATCAGGGACATGAACAGGGAGGATGTGTCACTTCTTGGTTATAGTCTCATGGGATCGTATGAAGACCCTGTAAATAAGATTGACGGCAAAAACAGGAGGTTTGTTCTGGGCAATGGCAGATATGAAGTTAAAGAACGGTTTGCCATGATGGATTTTAAGGAAGTGAAATATATATCTGCTCCGGTTGTTCTTTACGCTTACGTGGCTGATAATGCAAGAAATAAAATTGTACTTATTTATGATCAATGGTTGGATGAAAGTAGTGTGCCGTCTAAAAATGATTTTGTTGTGACTGATTTTTCTGTATCGGGCGTAACTGTTGTAAAAGAAAAAGTTACTTTGACTGTATCTGATGATTATATTCTTTCCGATGTTATAACAGTGAGTTATAACCCTGATGCGGATCCGATAAGAGGGGCAGATGGATTGCTTGAAGCCGGGAAATTAACTATGTATCCGGTTGAAAACAGGAT